TTCCGCCCCCGATATGCTTTTTCAGGAAAAATCGGAGAGGCGACAACTATCCTGACACCGGGGGCACTTGCCAAAGAAGCTACTGCCATCCAGATAAACGTTGGCGTTGGAAATACGGTGTGCGCTATAGCCTGCCATTTATGCGGCCCCCAGGTTGACCAGGTAATCCCCGGTGATTTCGGTTTCAAAGGTGCCGCGTTCGAATGGCAGCGGCACGGTGAGTTTGTAGTTGAACAGTACGTGGCCCTGTTCCAGTTCGGTTTGTGGGTTGCGCGCCGGGTCGTACCAGCACTCGCCGCCGAGTAAGGCGCCGTCGCCGATGAGTTTGCGCAGGAACAGGTTGACGCTTTCGGTGAGGCTGGTGATGAGCGAGGTGGTGATGGGCTGGTCGACGAATTGCAGCGCGCTGTAGCGAATGGATTCGTCGACGACGTCTTTGGTGCGTCGCACGTTTTCGAAGTTGCGCATGTGGGTGACGGTGGGCCAGGCCGCAGTGCGGTTGCCCCATAAGCGCAGGCCGGTGCCGAAGGAGTTGAAGACGGTGGTGATGCCGTTTTCGTTGAGCAGGTTGACCTCGCTGGTGGCGTCGTCGATGCGTGCGGTGAGTGGCCGTTCCAGGCCGATGACGCCCAGTAGTGGTTGATTGGAGCTGCTCCACCAATAGCCGTGGTCGTGGTCTACTTTGGCGCGCAGGCCGGCGGCGCGGATTGATAGCGGTTGCAGGCGCTCGCCCTTGGTGGCGTCGTACACCTTGACGTGCGGGTAGCACAGGCGGACCCGGTCGCTGCTGATGTTGAAGTTGATCGCGCCGGACGGCCCACGCCCGGCCAGCACTTGTGGCACGGTGGCGCCGATGGGCGCATCGACGTAGGCCACGCCACCGACTTGGCCGGCGGAGGTGGCCAGGTCGACCGTGACCGCCTTCAAGGTGCTGAAGCCTGGGGCGATGAAGATTTTGGGGAAGAAACCCAGGTGGTTGTAGCTGTCTTGAAAGGCCTTTAAGCCGGTGCGCCGCCCCGCAAGGGTGATGCCGCCGATGATGTCGGCCGGGGTGACTTTGCTGGGGTCGGCGTGGGTGTAGTCCGCTTTGATCTGAGCGTTGGCGGCAATGCTGCCAGTTGCCAGGCGCCTGACTTGGCCGGTGAGCATGTTGACGGTGTAGTCGGTGCCTTGCTTGTGGGTGACCGACCCGTCAGCGGACTTTATTTGCAGTGTTTGCAGCGCACCGTGCGCCAGCTGCAACAGGTCGTTGTCGGCGAACTGCTGGGGCTGGTCGGCGACCTTGGCGTTGTGGATGTCTGGGTCGAGCACGTTGACCACCAGCACGGTGCCAGCGCCGAAGTCGTAGATGCCCTGCAGCGCCTCGGGGATGCTGTAGCCGCTGTGGTGCGGGCCGAACTGGGCGGCGTGGGTGTCGTTCAAGCACAGGGTCAGCTCATTGACTGGCCCGACCGGCGCGGTGCCGACCAAGGCGATGACCGCCGATTTGACCACCCGAACAGGACGAGGGCCGCGCTCGACTTCGGTGGTTTCTATGCCGTGCAGATAGTTGGCTGGCATGGGTGTTTATTCCTTCGCTGGTTTTTGAGACGCGACGGTGGATTTGTTGGCCAGCTTTGTGTGGGTCGGTAGCGGTGCCAGGTGTTTGAGCGCTAATAGCACCACCGTGTATTCGTGATCGGCCGGTAGCTCGACGGGCTTGTCGGGCAGCAGCTGGACGTCTAATGGCTGCCCGGTGTCGCCCACGCGCAGGGAGACGGCACTTTGCGGGCCGGTGTAGAGGTAACGGGTCAGGTTCATGGGTGGTCCTGGAATGCAGCGTGTTTAAGCAGCGGCCCCTGTTCGGGGGGCATGGATTGCAGTTGTGTGGTGCGGGTGGCGAAGTCCTGGGCGTACTGCCACACGCCGTTTTGGTGGCCGATGAACTGCTCGGACAGTGGACGGCAGGCCTGAGCAGCGTTTGGCGGATACCACCCTATGAGGCAGGCCCGGATGCGGTCGAGGTAGCAGATGACGCCGGAGGTACCGTTGAGCTGGCGAAAGATCAGCGTGAGGCGCAGCACTACGTTGCGCGCTTGAACGATGGCGTCGGTGCTTTCGGTGCCGCCAAAGATTGACTTGCCGTAGGCCAGCAGGACGGCACCGCGTGGGTGGTTGAGGCGGTATTGCTGTGGGTTTTCGGGAAACAGTTCGACCATCAGTTCGTGGCCGACGTCGTGCTGCAGTTTTGCGAGCACGGCGTCCATCAGTTGCTCAGTTTGGGTTTTAGGGATCAGCTGGGTCATCAGTAGCGTTCCCACGTGTCGGCGCTGAATTGTTGAGGCCGTGAACGCACGCGGATCTCGCCTGGCTCTGGCGCGGCGTGGCCGGTGGGCAGGCCTAAGGTCACGACGCCGTCGCGGATGTTTTCCAGCAACTTGAGGGTGTCTTTGCGGCTGTCCTTTACTGCATCGGGCAAGGCGCCTTCGGGGCGGCGCTGGTACAGCCAGTGCCGTGTCAGGTAGATCACGGCATCGCGCAGCATGGTGGGCACCGGGTCGAGTGGCAGGTGGTAGCGCCCGCGCAGGTAGCCATCGACCAGCTCTTGCGCGTGGCGCACGCCGTCGTTGATGACGCTTTCGTTGGGCTGCGTGGCGGCCGGATCGTCGTTGGAAAGCTGAACCAGCGTGATCTGTGGGATGGCGTTGCCGAGGTCGGCGCGGGTGCAGTAGCGCATGGGTCAACCCGCCTTCAGTTCGACCAGGGCCTCGGGGAACAAGCACATGGCCAACGGATTGGCCTGGGCTTCGAGGTCCCAGCCTTTGCCCATCTTGCGTGGTTCGGCTTTGCTGTAGAACGGCTGGCCCAGGGTGTTGACGGTTTCGTTGTAGTTGGCCGGGGCGTTGAACAGGCGGAACACGCCGCGGGCGACGGGAAAGACCTGGGCGATGTCGGCCGGGATGAAGCGCTGGCCGCTGACGGTGACGTCGTATTCGATGAACTCGATGCCGCCGAAGGTGAAGCCCGATCGCATGTCGCCGCCGAGGCGGTCTTGGGCCGCTTGGTAGTGGGCGAATGCCTCTTTGACCTTGGCGTGATCAGTGAAGGCGTCGAACCAGTCCGGCCCACAGAAGGCGCGAAAGCCGGTGACCATGACGCCGCCGAGTTTGGATTCGGCATGGCGCTTGGCGTCGACGCAGGCTTTGCGAACGTTGGTGTCGGGGTTGCTGAGGAGCACGGTGACTTTCTTCTGTTTGACGTCGAATTCGTCAAACAGGTCGAACAACAGCGTGCCATCGGCGTCCAGCAGTTGCCCGCGCAGTGCGCCGACGCGTTGGAATTCCCGGGTGGCCTCGATGCTGTTCTTGAGTTCTTGCAGATGGTCGTTGATGACGGTGACGACGGGCGTGGTGGCGCTCTCTTGACCGAAGGCGGCGATGCCTTGCAGCTGGCTGGGCAGGATCGAGCTGCTGACCGGCAGGTGCAGGGTTTCGAAGGTTCGGCGTTTGCGCTTGCGGCCTTCTAGCGGCGCGGGGTCGTCGTTGCGTGAGGTGTTGGGCACGAGCACCAAGCGACCTTCACGTTCGTCGATGATGACGCTGGTGCTGGTGACGCCTTTCTCGTCGAACAAGCCCATGGCGCCGACTTTGCCGGGGATGGCCGGGAGTTTGTTTACGGCGGCGGTTAGGTTGGCGACGCTGAACAGGTCTGGCAGGTTCATAGAGAACTCCTGATTAGAGGGTGGCGCGGGCGACGATGCCTTGGGCGTTGAGTTCGTCGAGGGCGGTGTTTTTTTGGGCTTCAGTGATGCCCGAGGGCCAGACGAGGTGTGTTAGGGCGACGACGGCGCCGCGCGCGATGACGACGCCGGGTTGATCGCTGGTGATGGCGTCTATGCGTTCGGCCAGTACGGCGACGGCCTTTTTGGCGACGCCGGTTCCGGCGGGCTCGAGGGTTTGGTATTTGCCGGCGACTTTGGCGAGCACCTGACCTAGTGGGTAGTCGGTGCCGGCGAGCAAGGTGACTTTGCTTTTGGTCCAGCCGGGGCTGACTTGGAGCAGCAGTAAATCGCCTAGGTCTTTGGGTTGGTTGAAGGTGGCCATGGGGCTTCCTAGCGTTGGGCGCGGGCTGCGGCGTCGACGAGTAAGGGGTTGGTAGGTGCGATATCGGCTTGGCCGGTACGGGTCTTTGTGGCGACTTCGGTGAAGCTGACGGGGTTGGTCAGGTCCTTGAAGAGGGTTTTGAGGCCGACGCTTAAGGGCTGGCGTTGGTCGCCTTCGCCGAATTCCAGGGGTGTTGCACCGGACTGGGTGGCATTGAGGGCGGCGATGACGACTGGGGCGTGCAGCGGTTTCATGCCGGCGGCGACCAACTGCTCGGCGTACGAGACGCTGGCCGTATGGATGGCTTGCTGTGCGGCGGTGCGGGCGGCTTTGTCGCGTTGGGTGAGTTCGGCTTTGAGGCGTTGGTTTTCTGCCTCTAAGGCGGCGGTGTTTGGCTCGGTCATGGGGGCTGCCTGGACGGTGGATTCAGAAGGTGTGGTGTGTAGGCTGTGATCGCTGAATTCGATGACGCCGGGTTCGCCTTCGGCCAGTTCGATGGGGCGCAGGCCTTTGACGGCTGGCGGTTGGGCGCCGAGGAAGCCGACGTGGCGCAGGTAGTACACGCCGGGCACGGGGTTATTGGCCGCGCTTGGGTGGTAGAAGGAGGCGGAGATTTTTTTGTAGCTGCCCTTAGCGACTTGCTCGGCGAAGGTGGCGTCGACTTGCTGGGGTTCGGCGATGAGGCCCAGGGCGGTGGCGGACAGGAATTTGACCCAGCCGGCCGCGGGGGCGTCGTGTTGCGGGTGGCCGATGACCAGTGGGGCTTCGTGGAGGGTTGGGTTGTAGGCGGAGACGGTGGCGGCCAGGTCGGTTTCGGTGAAGTTGAGGGTGGTGCCGCATTGAGCGGTGTGGGTGCCAGGTTTGAAGATGTGGAGGGGTTTCATGGGTGTGCGCTGCAAGGAAGATGGTGTGCGCAGTTTGGGGTGACCACTGAGGCTGGGCTTTTAATCGCCTTTAGAGGGCTGCCCTTGGTGCCAGTTCTTACAGATGCGATGATCGAGCGCTGAGTGTCGAATGGGCACTTTCAAGGAGCGTGATGTGAGAGAAGGCGTGGACGTTGTTTGTGATGGATGTGTGGGGGATGTCTTTCTTCGTCAACGCATTTTGTACGAGTGCGATATGGGGCGGTGTTCGTACTGCGAGCAATTACGGCGGTGCATGCCCATTGAAGCATTGGCGGATGAAGTCGCAGACATTCTCCATAATTACTATGGGACAGGCCCTGTCATACGCACCTCCAAAACCAATAAATTCGCTCGATATATCGACGCGGGTATTCCTTTGGCGCTAACCGTCGCGGAGATGCTTGATTGCAAGGACAGCGAGGGGCCCGTCACTGCCGCCATTGTGGAGTTGCTTACAGGCAGTACCGACCACGATTTGAAACGCGGCGGTGAGCCGCGCTTTAAGGCTGATGAACTCTACATGCGGCGCAGTATCCGACCGACAGAAGTCGAGGAAAAATGGCAAGAATTCAAGAGTGGTGTGATGCACCGCAGCCGCTTCTTTAACGATCACGGTAAAGCGTTCCTCGATTGGTTGTTTGAAGGTATTCATCACCTCAAAGACGAGCGCGATCGGGAGGTGGTGCAACTGTTTGAAGTGGAAGATGGTTTGGAATTGTATCGAGGACGCTACTGCCCGCCGTCCTCGGACCCTAAGAGCATTCTTGTGTCCCCGGACACTGAGCTTGCGGCACCGCCCAAGGAAAAGGCGCGTGCAGGACGCATGAACCCTGTTGGCGTGCCTGTGTTTTATGGCGCATTTGATCGCGATACGTGCATCGCCGAGCTGCGCCCCTCGGTGGGCGGCATGGTGCTAACGGGAGAGTTTCAATTATTACTGGATGCGCGCGTACTCGATTTTGGTGTGTTGGAGAACATATTCGATGCTCAGCCGATGAGCTGTTTTGACCCGGATTATCGAATGAACATGGAGCGAAGGCAGTTTCTACGCACCTTGCACAGCAAAATCAGTTCGCCGGTCACGCCTGACCAAGATCAGGAATATCTATTTACCCAAGTGATCGCCGAGTACCTTTCTACGCAGGTTGAGCCACCTATTGATGGGGTGATGTTTGCTTCTGTTCAGCACCAGGATGGGATCAACATTGCTCTGTTTTCACGTGTGCTCGCCAGCATCCCCTATCAGGAGAGAGCCGATGACGATCCCATCATCGGCAATGGGCCTTTCCCGTCCGGGGTTGTGTACATTCCCGATACTCTGGCAGCGCATAAAATCGGCTGTGTCACCTTTGAGGTTGAGCCGCTGGTTATAAACGGCGATACGATCATCAGGGATTGGCGGTACGAACAAGACCCCTATGGTGAATGGGACTATTGACCACCTGAAGGTTGGCGTGGAGCGGATGAAGCTTTTAGAGTCGTCGAGCTGGTTTTATAAAGGCTTTATGGCAGGTGTTCGTTGGGTGTCCCATGAACCGGAGCCGAACGGGATTGGAGAGGCTGTAGAGGGGCGTCAGGGAAGGCGACTTTTCGTCGTCAAGTATGTGAAACCATGAACGTGACATCGGTTTTCATTCGCAATTCGAGGGTGAGTTAGACGTTTACCGCTCTTTCGAGGCTTTTAAACAAGGAGTGCATTAATGAAAGGGTTAATTCAGGATCGTTTTGGTCGGGATACATCACATTTGCGCGATTCCACAGGAGTAAAATCTCCAGAGTTCGCAACCGAATGCATTGCTGCGGCCATCGACTTCAGACTCTCTGGCGACGAAAGGATTGGTTGGCTACTAATGAACTCTTTGGTTTGGGAAAAACGATCCTAGAATTGAAGGTGCCGCATCGACAATGGTTAACTTCAACAGCTAAAAAATAAAATCGAATATTGAGAACTCTCATGGCTTCATAACGGAAATATTGACCTGTGGTTCTATAAAAGCGAGCACAGGTACGGTGGGCCTGCACCGGTAATTCCGCCGAGTAAGGCCGAAAACACAAAAGATATATTGCGCATGCTACCCCTCCACGACACAGTGCCATCTAAAAAATAGCAAGCAGAACGCAACTCTGCAACGGCAGTCTAGTTTTTTTTCAACCTCTTCATATGGTATGAAATCAACGTAATTTCGCAGCAATTGACCAATGATGCACAATGGAATGTTGTGTGCAGGACGAAAATTTTCAAAAATGGACTATCAACATCGCCATACAGAGCTACTCTTCCTAGTCCTAGAGTCTTTTTCGTCGCGCTGAGGTGAGCCATGCGCAAAGTAGTCGCCATAATTATCGCATGCTTGATCGCATCGACTGTACTAGCCGAGGAGGACTGCACGGGAGCTAAGCACGTGATAGGCGAATTTAACAGCACGTTGCTCACCGATGGGTCAATCGCCGGCTGGGCGAGAAATCATGTAAACGTTGATGGCATGAGGACTGCCTATCATAAGGTGGGGACATCCAAAGGAGCCATGACTACTGTCTGTAATGCTGGGGAGGCATATCTACCTAATGGCACAGCATTTCATGGAGCGGATGACTGCAATGCTTTCATAGAGCTCTACAGAACTGCGTTAAAAAAAGGTTGGAAAGATCCTAACATCGGAGCTATCCGGTGGTACGGCGTGGTTGGCACAGACGAAGCTACTATTGCCGGTCGAACCGTCAAGGGGGTAATACCAACAGAACAACCTGATGACTCTGGTTTTTTTGTCTCACCAACGAAACTGGCTGACTCGAAGTACAAAGTTACAAATCAACAACGCTATCTCAATGCCGAAGTGATCCCCTACGCAACTATAACTGACTCCAATAAACTAATAAGCCTCGGCATAAAAGTTGGAACATTCGGCGTAGCTTACAACAGGATCACACAACAAACGGTAACATTTGTCGTCGGTGATATTGGACCACGCGTAGGCGAAGGGTCATTCGCTTTAAGCAAAATGCTGGCGGGCGAACCTAATCTCCTCGCGACGAAAGCAAACTTGAGGCGTGTCAGTATCGATGCTCCAAACATTCTATGGGTGCTATTTGGTACCCGCACCGGTCTAGCTGAGAAGCCGTATACGGATGTCAGTATTAAACAAGCTGCAGCCAAAGCCTTTGATACATGGGGAGGTACATCCAGGCTTGACCGATGCATCGCGAATGGAGAAATCTAAGGGCAATACGAAAGTACCGAACATGACTTAGGCGATGCAAGACAGGTTGCTGTTTACTTTGAGCGCGGCCTCTAACAAGGCGCTCAAATCGTTCGCTTCGCTCACTGGGACCGCGTTCCGCGGCCCTTTAACCTAAACGTTAGGCCCTCCCTTAGGAATCACCCGTGATCCTCACTACCGCCTCGTCCTCTGGCTTACCTTCATCAACTTCGAGGAATTACTAATGGAAAAGTTACATGCTATCGCTTGCGCAATAATCGCAAGCTTCATTTCGATAAATATATGCCATGCAGCCGAAGGAGTCGCAGCACTCGCGGTTGCCCCAGATGCCGACGCCTGTCGGTACCTGATTGGCGCGCCGTCGGCCACGCGATTGATCGACCGCGCAAAGTTTTGGTCAAAGATGGAAGAAATCGTCCGACGTCGAGAAATATTCGAGTACGACTTTGAAGAGCCAGTGAAAGATGCAGGCGGGAAGCCCGTAAAGGACGCATCCGGTAAGCCCTTGCTGAAAAAACGTCATGAAGCAATCTCCTTCAATTACAAGAACGTTAGATCGATCCTCAACGGCGTTCCCAAATGCACGATCGAAGGCATCTTCGATTATTGGGAGACCAGTGGAGGCGGCGACCCCAAGGTGCTCGCACTGTCACTATCCACTGCCCTGAAGGAATCCAATTACACTTTGCAACCCGGATATATCGAAAAATTCACGGAAACCAACCCTCCTGCGTATGCAAAACCGGATAAATACGGTCGCGCTTACTATGGCCGCGGCCTGACGCAGCTCACCAAGATCGGGAACTACAAGGCTTTTGAAAACCGACTCGGTATAAATCTAGTCAATCAGCCTGAGTTGGCCGCTATCCGCGAGTATTCCATTCGAATTCTGGTCGACGGCGCACGACTTAGTCTGTTCAATACAATATATGGCAAAGTCGAAACCTATTTGAATGACACGAAGTCCGATTGGGTAAGGGCACGAGGCTTGGTTAATCCGGGCAGTTACCGCAAACGCACCACGGGCTACTTGGCCTGCCGGTTCTACGACGCGGTGCAGCCAGCCTACCTACAGCCCGCGCCTGTTCAAGACGCAGCATTGTGTATGCAGCTCAGTCGACAGGTAGACGCCGGCCCGCTCTAAGTTGTCATCTAATCCTATATATCGTAGGTCCAACAAGGCACTGCAGCGGACGGCTTGGCCAGCGTTCGCAATGGGTCGCTTTCTGCCTCTCGCGATGGGCAGAAAACGGCCAGCAGCCAGTCAAAGAGGGTCAATATCGACCCACCTCACCCCTTACTAGAACTCTTACGTCCCACAGCCATCCTTCTTGGATATTCACGGCGTGTCTTACGCGGCACCTACACCGAGCAGCCGGGCGCAAGCTTAAAACTCTCGCCTGACTGAACTTTGCCTAGGAGCGATACAGCGGCTTCTGAATATTTTCTAGTGAAGCTACTATCTGACTTACCAGTTTTTAATTTGAAATGGTACGGATTGTCAGAGTTCTTCATGTCAAATCCTGACATCTGCTCCAACGCTTCAATGAGCTTGTGCGCACTATTCCAAGTCGCAAATCCAAGTCTTTCCGCCACTAATTGGAGGGTGTAAGGGTAATTCGCATTCACACTAGCGGGGCCATCAAGCGATGTAATACCCAATATTTTTGCAAAATTTTCGTCACTTTCTACAGCGTGCTCCAGCATCGAGAAGTTTACTTCCACCTGTTTGACTAGTGTATCCCTTCGCACGAGATTAAACGCTCTAGCCATTAGCGCTCGTAAAAGCTTGACGTTGATTTGCTCTAATGCCCCATTATTGCCAAATGCTTTAAACACCCATTCAAAGGATGAGGCTGTAATGCTCTTGACTCGAATTGTTAGATCTCCGCCAACATTTATTATTCTTTCGCGGGCCGGGTAAGAAGCTTCGTTGACATCGTTATCCCATTCCAATATATAAATATTTGGAGTCAACGCCTGGCTAGCCTTAAACATGCGGGTAACGTCGTACAGTATGCTCTTTATATTTGGGTCCTCAGCCTTGTACCCTACAAAAAGCAACGGATGCTCTGCAAAGTAAGTAAGTAGCTTTGCGCTCAAGTATTTTTTGTCTGCCTCAAATACTTGGTAGTCTTCCTCGGTAAGTACGATAGATAAAGGATCGGAAATGCATCCATGAATTTTAAATATTTCCCCTACAGAAAGATATGGCTTGCTCAATACCTGCTGGCCGACCACTCGCTCAAAATCTGGAAAAATTGACTCCAGCAATTGATCGTAGTTTGTAGTGATAAGGGCATGCGGGCTCATGGCATGGAGAGCTGAGATTTCAGCGTCTAACTGAGCCGCTCCGTAAGAGCCGTTATTTTCGGGGCCCATCCCGTCGAGAATGGTTGCGATAGCATGCTTGATGAAAATATCGGATGGATAGGACTCTGAAAAGTACTCAGGGGGGAACTGTGCTCTTCCACCTGTCCATGCCCACTCCCGGTAGTGATCAGAAAATATACTGCCAATTTCAACAAGGCTTTTATTTTTTTGTTTGTAATAAGCTAAGTCCAAGCTGATGTTTGGGCAGTTAGAAGCTAAAGCCTTCAACAGCTCTTCCCAGTTTGGCCCACCGGCGTATCGTTTCGAAAAACCGGAACCCACAAATAGAATAGGCTGGCATGCAGCCTGCCCAAGCACATTAAGTATGTCGGCAGTCACTTCGTCCTGATACTGCTGGTAACTTAAAGGCATACATACTCCAGAATTCGTGGTTAGCAATGGTTGCTTATCGTCAATAGATGTTCAATTTCAGCTGAATTCCTTCCGCCTGATTAGCATTATCTGAGAGCCCTTGCTCTGACTTGAAAAATTTGTGGCTATCGTTGCTGTTGCTGTTGCTGTTGCTGTTGCTGTTGCTGTTGCTGTTGCTGTTGCTGTTGCTGTTGCTGAGAGTCTTTGCTGTCATGAATCGTTTTCTTAATTTCTGCGACCTGCGCCTCTACTTTTTTAGCCGCATTCTCAGGCTCTATCTCAGCTTCAGTTGCGCAACGATTCGATGTATTAATGGACGCCCATACAATCAGCCGCCGCACTTGCAGCGTGGGCTCCTTGTCGCCGAGTAGCGTCTTTACCTCAACGTTATAATCCGCAAGAATTTTACTAACGATGCGTGCTCGATTTGAGCGGGCGGATGCGTTGTCGCTCAAATCGGCTTGAATACCATTGGTTGCCCCCGACAAGCCTGACCAAGCCTTTGCTGCAGATCCACCTGCAGTGATACCAAAGACGCTTCCCGCCAAGACGCCAAGCACCTTGGTACCTAACCGAGTACTCGAGTTGATGTTACCGCCGCTCTCGTAATAGTGGCTAACCTGCTGGCAGTACGTGCCCGTTGCAAGCATCGCCGAAAACATGTCGTTGTCGCTGCAGTTCGTCTCACGACAATCGCTGAGACTGACTCCAGGCTTCTTTTGATCCCAAGGCCAAATTGCTTCAGGGTTCACGATGAACTTCGTGTCCTGGTCAGCTGTACCACTTGCGCAACCGGTCAGAATGCAGCAAATGCCTAGAAGCCCGAACAAAAATTTCATAGATCCTCCTTGATCTGGAATCGAATGTTATTTTGATACTAGTCGATGAAAATTGAAGTGGCGACCGGTTTGGTTGAGCAAGGTGGGTCGGCCGGACGCATACGATGGATGGGCTCACCCCCTAGAGACGTGCTGCTTTTTCCAAATGAGCCAAAACTAAGTCGAGGATGGCCTTTTCCGCGTCAGGCTGCAGGTTGCCTTCGGCGTCCATGGCCAAGTACGGCCGGCCCGGGATGTCACCCCACAGGTTTGGAAACTCAGCTTGATCCCCACCGAACTGCATCATGGCCGCATACGGTTTGTTGCTGCCCACCAGTGCCGAGCTGTCGGTGGCGTGGGTGGTGATGGAGGCGGCCAGGCCGGCAGCACTGACTTGCAGGATTTTTCCGGGCCAGTTGCCGTGTTTGGCTCGTCGTTCGGTGGTGGTGTCGGTGAGTTCGGGCCATTGGGGGCGGCCTTCTTGGTCGAAGTTTTCTTCGGTTTGGCTGGCCAGTTCGGCGGCGAGGCTGTGCATCAGAGGGGTAAGGTCGCCGATAGCTGATTCAACCTTACGCAAGGTTTGTTGTAGGTGCTGGTGTTCGAGTTCAACGGTGAACATGATTTGACCTCAGTTCTAGTTTGCTGTGTATCCGTAAAACTGGGTGACTGATTTTGGGGCTGCTGCGCAACCCAACGGGGGCAAGCCCCCTCGCCACAGGGTTTGTGTTGGCTGTGGCTTGCCTAAGTGGCGGCCTCTTTGCGTTTTAGGGCTTCTGCCAGGCCCGTGCCGGGTGCGTGGTTGAAGCCGGGGTCGGTGCGAAATGTGAAGGTGCGGCCTCGAACATCGGTGGTGCGTAGGCCGGTGATGGTGGCCGTTTTGATTTCCCCGGTGCGTTTGTCAGTGCCGACCTCGACCGTTTCGGTGAAAGTTTTTCCCTGGTTGGAAACGACCGTGAGGCCGCGACGTTGGACGGCGGCTTCGCTCAGGGCGATGACGCGGCAGCGGCAGTTGAAGCCGTTGGGCGGGAAGATGGTTGACCAGATGGGGTCGTCATGACGGAAGACCTGGCCGTGCATGGCCCGGTGGCTACTGCGGGTTTTGCCGTCGAGGATGGCGATGTACATCCAGTATGGGTGGGTCTGGACGGTCTGTTCCATGCTGGCTTTGCGGCCGGCCATGTAGGCGCTTTGCAGGTTGGTTTGGTAGATGGTTTTGAGTCGGCGTGGGCTGCCGAGTTGGACCAGCTCGCCGGTGCCTTGGCTGTCGACGATGACTTGTTTGCCCCACCAGCCTTGGGCTTGCAGGACTGGTTGCAGGTTGGCGGTGAATTGCTTGAGGGTTTGGCCCTGTTGCAGGGCTGTTTCTAACGCGGCGCGGATGTCGGACAGCAGGTCCAGGCGCATGGCTTTGGCGACGGTGAAAGCTTGGTCATGAGCCTGGTCGAGCATGTCTTGCCAATGCCAGGTGATGGCGTAGCCCTTGCGTTTTAGGTAGGCGATGGCGTTGGTCGGTTCGAAGCCGAAGATGGCTTTGAGGTCTGCCGGGTTGAGGCGTTTCGCGGGAGTGGCCATGTCAGTCTTCCCGATCGGCGTTGGCGCTGAGTCGGCCCCAGGTGTCGGCCATGAACAGCAGGTTGGCGAGTGGCTGCTCAGGAGCCTGGTTTTCGCGTTGTGACGAGGCTTGGGCCAACACTGCGCTGAGGGTGTGTTCGCTGTGTTGTTGGAGCACTTCGGCGGGCAGGCTGTTGATGGCCTGGTCGAGTGCGAGTTGATCCAGTCGCGGCCGTAGGGTTGGTTCGGCAAATTCGGGTGAGTCGGTGGCGGCTGACGGTTGCTGCAGGTCGCCGTCTTGCAGGTTGTAGGTGCGCTGCCAGTAGGCGTTGGTGAATTTGACGCCGGAGTCGGTCAGGGCTTTGTCGCGTTGGGCCAGGCTTTTGTCGATTTCTTCTTGTTGCCACAGTGCGTACAGCGGTGCGACGACGTCGGTGCCGAAGTTGAGGTCGACGACTTGGCGGATGCAGGCGTTTAACGCAGTGGCGACGATGGCGGCATCGCCGTCGCGGATGTCTTTGGTGACTTCGGCACCGGCGGTGGCGCTGGCGTGGTTGCTGTCTTTTTCGGTGGTCTGGTTTTGCCCGAGCATGGCGACGTTGATTTCGCTGCGGCAGTATTCCAGCAGTTGGCGGTAGACCTCGGCGCTGCCAGCTTTGCCGGCGGCTTCGATGATTTGCACGCTGGCATCATCCGGAATGGCGGCGACCGCGTCCTGGACCATGGCTTCGAGGCTGTTGAGCAGCAGCTCTGTTTCGCTGTCGGTGGCGCCGCGTGGGTGTTTGCCGATGACCCAGGGGCTGCCGTACTTTTCAGTGAACTGGACCCAGAACTTGAGGCCGCCTTTCATGAAGGTGGCGGGCCAGAAGCACATGCTGAGGTCGGGAAAGCCGTAGGGGTTGGCGTAGGTGGCGTCTTGGCGGGCGACGATGAAGCGTTGCGGGTTGCACAGCTCGCCGTCTTGCCCTGCGTCTTTGGCGCGAAAGCGCAGTGCGTTGTCTTTGTCATAGAAGAACCATTCGGCCGGTTTGCCGAGCAGGTCTTGTGGCACCTGGTGCAGGCCGACGGGCTGCCACATGAGTTCGATGGGCTGGTAGCCGAACAATGGTGCGTCGAGCAGTTCGCGGATGATGCGGTCCAGGTCGAGGTCGGCGAGCCAGTCGGTGATGAAGCGTTCGACGTTCGGCGGCGCCTCGCCGCGTTTGAGGCCGCGTTCCAGCGACAGCACCGAGGCTTTGCGGCGGCGGATGTTGCCGCCGACCAGGGCCGAGCTGCGCAGGTCGCGGTAGACGGTGATGTCTTTGCCTTGGGCTTTGAGGATGGGGTCTGGGTTGGGCAAGTGGGCGCCGTTGACGCCGTTGACGCCGCCTGTTTCGATGCGGCCGCGGGTGGCGATGTGATGCTTGAGTGAGGGGCTGCGTTTGGCGTCGGCGAAGCTTAGGAATTCGGTGGGACTGACCCACAGGCCGGTGGTGTTCATGCGTACCCCTGGGTGATGCGGTGGCCCTGGCGTGGGCGGCGTGATTTGACGTTGACCGGGCCGCTGGCGACTTCGAGCGTGGCGAAGTTGGCCAACGCGCCTGCGCCAGCGAAGTCGCCGTGACGGTAGAGGTCTGGGTCTTTGAGGTCTTGTTTACGGGCTTTGACGATCATGGGGATGCCGTCGACGGTTTCGATGGCGCGGATGTCTTGGTGCAGGGAATCGTCTTTGGGCAGTGTGAGGGTGGCGTCTTCGAACAGTTGCACAAACTTGGGCATCCAGGCGCCGTACCAGGCGCGGGTGATTTTTACTTGTTGAATGCGGTTGTGGCCGAACTCATCGGCGGTGTCTTCGGCGAGTGTTTCGCCACTGCCGGTGGCGTCCAGCGCGGCGCCGACGAAACGCGGCAGTCGGCGCAGGATGTAAAACAGGATCTGCTGTTGTTGCCGGGTGGGCACTTTGTGCATCTCGACTACGAACGGCACGTCGCGGTGCCGAGCCTGGTCGACGGACATCGGGCAGATGATGGAGAAGTCCCGGTGACGGGCGTAGTCCATGCCGAGGAAATGGCGCAGCTGGCGGTTGAGCGGCTGTAGCAATGACGCCAGATAGCGCTCGATCCAGTCGTTGACGTAGGCCTCGCGCCGGTAGATCGGCTGTTGGGTGAAGTCGTCGTCCAGCGCCAGGCGCAGCACGGTGCGACCGGGGCGCATGGCTTCATCGATCCAGACGCCGGGGATGCAGATGCCGTTGCCGTCGCGAGGGATGGCGTCGAGTTCTTCGCGCATTTGCGCTTTGCGCGGGCCGTAGGCGTTGCGGATTTGTTTGTACCAGGCTTCTTTGCCCTCGGCGGTGGCTTCCTTGCCGGCCATGAAGCACACCCGTTCAAACAAGCCGTTGGCCACGGCGTCGTCGAAGGTGGCACGGAAGACCTGGGCGCTGCTGCCGTAGCGCTGGTCGCGGATGTCGCTGACCATTTGGTTGAAGGCGTTGGCCTTGCCGTTGTGGGTGCTGATGATGACGATGCGGCCGCCCCAGATGAGCAGCGCGGTGGCGGCGTCGAGCACGGCGGACACGTCGCGGTGAAAGGCGGCCTCGTCGATAATGACTTTGCCTTGTAGGCCGCGTACGCCGGCCGGGTTGCTGGAGAGTGCGACGATTTTGAAGTCAGAGGCGTAGCGGATGCGGTAAGCGTTGATTTGGCGGGTGTTGCCGGCGTCGTCCTGGTCTTGGAACAGGAATTCTTCGATTTGGCTGACGCCCGAAGCCTGGGCTTCGGCGATCACGCGGCTGAATTTGGCGCAGTAGCCGATGAATTCCAGGCCCTTTTCTTTGGTGTCACCGATGTAGAAGCAGTCCATGCCGCCAGCGATTTTTTGCGAGGCGGCGGTGATGACTGAGTCCAGTGCTTCGGCGAAGGTGATGCCGGTGCGTCGGCCTTTTTCACAGAGTTTGATGTGCGCGTCGATGGCCAGCCAATCGGACTGGTGGGCCATGAGGATGCCTTCGAGCAACGGGTTGTAGCCCTCGGGGATCTGGCGGACGCTGGGTGGCAGTTCGTCCCATTCGATGACGCGCAGTGTGCTGGCGGACGGTTTCATGATTTGACGCCGAGGAATTTTTGTCGCCAGAACAAGGCTTGGTCTTCGGTCATGCCTTGGGCTTTGACGGCATTGTCGAGTTCAGCGGCTTGCTCTTGGAGCAGGCGTTCACGGGTGGCTTTTTCGATGGTTTGGCGCTCTTTGACGCTGAGGGTGCGGGCTTCCATGGTGGCTTTGGCGGCGCGGGCCAGCGCGGAGACTTCGGCGATGGTGACCTCGTCTTTTTCGTGGGCGCCCATGGCGGCCTGGTAGGTCAGGGTTGAGATGGCTTCGACCAGTAATGCGCCGGTTTTGTCTGAGGCGTCTTCGCCAAAGGCGCCGACGAAGGCTTCGGCCATTTCGCGTTGCTGGCGGGCTTTGTCGATGAGTTCGTCAAAGCCAAGTTTGAAGCGGCCCAGGGCGCTGCGGCTGGGGGCTTTTTCGTTGGGGAAGCGCGCTTGGATGTCGGCGAGCATGTTGTCCAGGGTCAGGCGGTCTTCGCGCAAGAGCTTTTGAATGTAGGCCTTGACCGTGGGCGGCAGGCGGTTGATGGAGGATTTGCCGGCCATGCTCAGGCCCCCGGCCGTTTGATGCCGGGCACGCGGGCGCGGCCGGCGGCGATGTCTTGGCCGCGTTCGGTGAGGGTGGCGACCAGGACGGGGCCTACGTCAGCGAGGGTCATGGCACCTTGTTCGGCGAGCCAGTGCAGTTCGGTTTTGACTTGGTCGCGGGTGGCGGTGTGGCCGAAGTTGTCGAGGGCGGTGTTGAGGACGGAGCTGTTGGCCCGGTAGCCGGGCATTTCTACCAGCAGCCGCAGGATGACCAGGCGCATGTCTTGGCGCAGGAAGTCGGCGTAGTGGGTCATGTTTTTTCTCGCAGCAGGTAGTCATTGATGCGGTCGAGCGAGCGGGCTAAAGGGCCGAGGGCGTCTTTGACCCCGGACAGTTCGGCGCGCACGGCTTTCATGTCGCCCAACAGGTCGGTGACGGCGGTTGGGTCTGGCAAGTGCCGGATGTGTTCTTCGAGGGCGACGATGCGGGTGCGCAGTTCGAGCAGCTCTTGAGCGCTGGCGGCTTGGCGTTTGGTCATGAAGGTGTAGAAGCCCAGTACCGTGAGGATCAGCCACTGCACGGTCTGGAAGCCGAAGTTGAGGTCGTTCAGGTTCATTCAACACCTCGCGTGTGTCTACGTATTAGCGCAGGGTTTGTTGGTCTGGGCCTTGTTTGATCAGGCGTGCGACGAACAGGAGGATGGCCAGGGCGCTGTTGAGGGCGGCGTAGGCTTTGGGTGACAGCTGGGGCTGCCAGAGGGGTAACAGTTCCAGTTGGGCGATCCCGACCAAGGCGATGACCAGGCCGATCTGGAGGCTGTAGAGCCTGTAGCTGCGGCGCCAGCCGGTGATCAGTTCCATGTGCGAACTCCCGCGGACTGGCCGTGAGTAATGCCGCGCTCGATGCCAGCGAGCGACAGGCCTTCGGCGATGACGGTGTCGCCGTACCAGCGGCCGCCCGGTAAAGACCCCGCGCCGTTTTCGTGGCGGATGATGACGGTGACCAGGGCGCGCATGATGTTGAAGTCGTAGACATCGACGCTTTCCACGTCGGGGTCGAGGCCTAAGGCGCGTGCCACGCTGATGACGTAGGCGTCGGTGTTGTTTTCTGAGGGCGGTGCCCAGCGTTCGACGATTTCGCGCACGGTGTCGATGCGGCTGCCGTTGGCGGCGAGGCGTTTGTCTTGGTAGGTGATGAGGACCCGGGCCATGGCGCGGATGCCCCAGCGTGGGTTTAGGTATTGGACGAATTGGGTGTCTTGCTGGGTGGCGGCCATGCCTTGCCAGCGGACGCCGTTGGTGTGACGGATGTTGCCGGGGTTGTAGTTGCGGATGCCGCGGGGTTGTTCGGGTCGCATGGGGGACGCCTCCAGTCGTGGCGCCCCGGAATGTGAGGCGCTGGAAATGCACACGCCGCCATGGTGGGCTGCGTGGGCTGGAGGGGCTTTTAATCGGGCTTAAGGAGATGACAATGCGGGAAAACTGGTCAAATTTTGGAGTGCTTAATGGACGCATTGCTCTCTTTGCCTATAATGATTAAACAAAGCACATACAAGGAACGTTATATGAGCGATGAGATTAAAATAAATAAGATTGACCAAAAAAGATTCACCGCCCTAGTGGGGCCATCCCGAACACCTTACGCAGCTTTCGTTAGCAAGGAAGTCGATTGGTACTGCAATAAGGATGAATCAGTCCTTGGAGTGATACTACTCGACTTCGACGATGAGTACGGGTGGGTTACAATGGGGCGTGATGAAATTGGACGATATAGAGGCTTTGATGTTGGATCTTGCATAGAAAACCAAGAAGAAGCTGCAAAGCAATTGCTCGGCAAAATGCAAGAGATCACGAGAACCGGACAAAGTGTCTTTCCTCAAGGTGACAAAGGTAAGGCGCTGGATCTTTTCAATATCATTGTAACTGAAGAAAAGCTTCATCCGTTCTTTAAGCGGCTGTGCGAGGAGGCTTCTTTCTCCTCCGCCAAAGGTATTATCGGAGAGATGATGCCTCACTACACGGACATTGATGGTAATTTTGTAGACCAATTCCAATCTGCAGGATTTGACGCCCGTTTATGGGAGTTGTACCTGAATGCGTATTTTATCGAAGAAGGTTTTGAATTCGATAGGTCACATTACGCCCCGGACTTCAATTTAAATAAATATGGGCAAAAAATTTGCATTGAAGCCACAATTGTAGGCAGGCAAAAACCGATGACCGAGGATGAAGCTCGTGTTTTTGCTGAAACGTTAACCAAAGAGCAAATCTTAGAAAAAACTTCGGATGAAATGCCTATAAGATTTGGAAGCCCACTCTATACTAAACTTAAAAAAGAGTATTGGAAGCATAAACATGTTGAGGGTAATCCTCTTGTGATAGCTATTGCAGACTTTCACGACAAACAGTCGATGTTGTGGAGCTCAACGTCGTTGCCAAATTATTTGTACGGAGTACGGCATAACTCGCACTTTGATGAGAGTGGAAAGCTAGTCATCGACCCCATTGTCATTGAGAGACATAAGCACGAAAAAAAGGAGATACCCTCCGGTTATTTCTTTCAGAAGGACGCTGAAAATATCAGTGCGGTCATATTCTCTAATAGCGGCACAATATCCAAATTCAACAGGATGGGGAAACAGGCCGGTTTCGGTGCTAGTAATGTAATATTGATCCGAACCGGGTTTCATCATGACCATGATGAAAATGCTGCCTTGCCGAAAACTTTTAGCCATCGGGTGACCGGTGAGTCGAATGAGAGCTGGGGCGAAGGAATGTCGATGTTTCATAACCCGAATGCTTTGCATCCAGTTCACGCTGGTTTGTTCCCCTCTATTGCTCACCACTATTTTCGGGATGGGCAGATAGTTAGCTATCTTCCTGATTTCTACCCGTACTCATCAACTACAAACATCATAAATGTAGTTGATGATAAAAAATGAAGTATGGGGTGGTGGGCTAATGCCGACCACTTACGAGGGGGCTGCGTTTTTCAGGCATTCGATGTGGTTAATTTTGTATGCATCTAGGCTGCTCTGTATTGCGCCGGGAATGGACTCGGTGCCCCCTTGTCGGGCAGCGCTCACTTGGGCCTGCCACCAGCTGTTGGCGAAGATGCCCGCTGAGCTGCAGCGGCCTAGCGGTTCGAAGACGGAACGGCCGAATTGTGCTTGTCCGGTTTCAAGCAATGCTTTGAATACTTGGCTGTGATCGCCCAGTTCAGGGAGGGTGTTGGCCTTAAGGACGTGTATGCCTTGAGCCATGGCTTCGTCGAGCTGTGAGAGGTACTGGGTCGCATCAATCAATGCTTGGGTGCTGGCGAAGGTGTGAATGGCAGCTGGGGGTTGTGCTTGGGCGATGACGTTGGTTGGCGGTTCAGCTGGCGGGGACTGACCCGGTGTTAACCAGTACCACAGGATGGCGGCAATGACCGCCCAACCGGCCAGCAACCCGATTTTTTCGGCGGGGTGTTTTTCTTTCCAGGGTGTGTTGTTTTTCTTTTGGTTCATACGGCTTCCTTTTGTTTTTTAGTCGTCCATGAGTACGTCAAGGTGACGGTTACGCAACCGTCTGGGGGCTTGTTCATTGGGTGTTGTCATGATGACAAAGGCCAATAAACCAAACACGCCTGTAAGGGCCAGGGCCCAGGGTTTTAATGTTTCAGGCAAATAGTCTTTGATGAAAAAGCTGAGCAGCGCTGCACCCACGCAGACGGCAAAGATCCTGAGCATTTGAAGGGTGGCTTTTTCCTTGCGAGCCCTTTCTCTTTCGTTTGCCGCGACGTCGTCGTGGTGGTGCAGGTTGTAATCACAGTGCATGCACAGTTGTGTGTAGCGCCAGGTGCAGTTGCCGCATTGCGGGCAGCCTCTGGCGCGGTTGCTGTCTTCTGGCGGCGGTTGTTTGGCCGTTTTTATGTCAAAGGTCTGGTGCCCGAGGTTGATGTGCCCTCGATTGCCTTTGATGTTTACGGTGAACGCGTGATCTTTTCCATCCTTGGGGAGGTTTTCGATTTCCCCTGAAAGCCTGGCTGACAGATTTTTTACCAGGTCTTCGTCCTCGCTTCGCATAGAACTCCTTTGCTATTTAGCGATTTACTACCAACTTCAATATTCGCTCAACGCGTGGTTCATCAAACCCTTGATCTTCACCCAGCGCGTTGTAGACCTCTGCGGCCACTTCGGCCAATTTTTTGGCCGGCCAGCGCCGACCGGCTTGTTTGGCAGCTGCCTCTAGCATTTCGATGATTCGGCCGAGCTTTTCGCTGTCTATGGGGGCCCATGCCGCGGCTGGCGGTGTGACGGCGATTCTTTGCCCGGTGATGATGAAGTACATGTCGGCGCCGGCTTTGGCGATGGCGGCCATGTAGTTCGCGTCGGGCACGCGTTCTTCTGCTTCGTAGAGCATCTGCGTTTTCTTTGTCACGCCGGCCAGTGCCGCGAAGTCGGTCTGGTTGAGGCCAAGTCGCGTGCGTTCTGCGCGCAGCCGTTCACAAAAAGAAACCATTCGGTTACCAGTAACTCCTTCAAAAGGAACCGATTGGTTCCATCATGAATTCACACCGTCCGACCACGAACGGCAACTTAATCGGCACCCCAGCGGGCGCCACCAGCCCCCGGAGGGATCCCATGGAGCTACGTACAGCAGACCAGGCGCGAGCAGCGCTCAAGGCCAAAGGTATTTCGATTACTCAGTGGGCCATCGCGAATCATTTTTCGCCCAACCTGGTGTTTGAGGTGTTGGGTGGGCGCAAGAAATGTGTGCGGGGTCAGGCCCACGAGATCGCGATCAAGTTGGGTATTAAGGCTGGCGAAATTTGTACCAACCCGGCGACGGCTCTTGAGCCGACTCGTTTTGTGGCGTGAGGCTCAGGATGAAAAATCATATCGGTTATTTGGAATCTACCGCTTTAAAACGTTCGCCGTGTGAGTGCGCGGGGCAAAAAAAGAAACTTCCTACAAAAAACACACGATTCCACACCGTTTTCGTTGTTTTCAGTTCATGTCATACCCGATCGTCACTTAATGCCATTGGTATTGAGGCTGTCAATTTACCTGAATTGTTTAGGCCGAGGGCGAGGTTATGAATCGCCCGGTGTCGGCGGCTGCGCGGGTTTTACGTGTGTTGAAAGCGTTAAAGGGGCACACGGTGACGGGCTTGAGTAATACGGAGCTGGCTTTTCTGACGCAGGACAGCCCGAGCAATATCACACGAGCCATGCAGACGCTGATTGAGGAAGGTCTGGCGCTGAAGCTGGATAACGGCCGCTTTGCTCATTCGGTGGGTGTATTGCAGATCGCGCAGGCACATGCCGAACACATGGCGCGTTTGACGGGACGCATGCAGGAAATCAATCAGCGTATTGCCGCTGGGTCGAGGGTTTAAGGAGGGATGTATGGCACGGAGCAAGAGCAATCACATCGAGGCACTGGCGTTGCCCGCTTTGGATGGGGCGATGTTGTCGGCGGATCAGAATGCGATGGCGGCGTTTCATGCCTCGCACAGTGATGAGCGGGACATGGTGAATCAGTTGTTGGGCCAGGCGCAGATGGCGGGTGCGCTGGAGGAGTTTTCCCGCACGGTGCGGACTTCGAAGTTGGCGTTTGTTAAGGAGAACAAGCTGTATCGGGGAATTGCCGGGCGTAAAAGTCCGCACGGTGCGGGGGTATTGAGCGGCACGTGGGATGAATTTTGTGGGTTGTTGGGCCGCTCGGTTGATCAGGTGGATCGGGATATTGCGAATTTGCGGGCCTTTGGTGAGGAGGCGCTGGAGTCGATGTCGCGTATGGGGATTGGTTACCGCGAGTTGGGCCAGTATCGCCGGTTGCCGCAGGACCAGCAGGCGGCGTTGATTGAGGTTGCTAAAGCCGGTGATAAGGAGGCGTTTGTTGATCTTGCCGAGGAGATTATTGCCAAGCATGCGAAGGAGAAGGAGTCGCTAGGCCGGCGCCTTGATGAGTCGAATGCTGATTACACCGCGCAAAGCGAGGTGATGGCGAAGAAGACCGGTGAGTTGGATATGGCCCGCCGGGAGCTGGAGACAACCCGCAAGCGCATTCAGGCGATGCCGGCGGATGAAGCGGCGAAGGCTTTACGCGGGGAAGTGGCGGCGATTGCTTATGAGGCGGAAGCCAGTGTGTTGGGGCCGCTGCGCGAGGGGTTCGCCAAGCTTGAAGCGTTGGCGACTGGCCGTGAGGACCACCGCGCTTTTAAGGCCGGTTTGATTCGGCAGTTGGAAATCACGCTGGGGTCGGTTCGCAGTGAGTTCAATTTGCTTGATCCGGTGGATGGCACCGCGGTCTGGCTGATGCCTGCGGAGGCTTGATCGATGAATCCAGTTCACATTGAGCGGTTGATGCAGATAGCACGGCGCGCTGATGCGGCTGTGCATGGTGAGCGTACTGCCATTTATCAGGCCGGTGCGATGGCGTTGGGGGTGTCTATTTCGACCCTGCAACGCCAGTTGAAGGCGGTGCGCTTGGCTAAGCCGCGTAAGCGTCGCAGTGATGCGGGTTGCAGCGCTTTGCCGCTTGAGGAGGCGCGGTTGATTTCGGCGGTGTTGTTGGAGTCGATCCGGGCGAACAATAAGCAGTTATCGACGATTGTGCGGGCCGTTGAGCGTTTGCGCAGTAATCACCTGGTGAAGGCTGGCCGGTTAGACGAGGTGACGGGTGAGTTTCGACCTTTGAGCCGTAGCGCAATCAGCCGGGCATTACGGCGTTATAAGTTGCACCCCGAACAGCTGCTGCAAGACGCCCCGGCGGTGTCGTTGGCGAGTCAGCATCCCAATCATGTTTGGCAGATCGATGCGTCGATTTCGACGCAGTTTTACTTGGCCGATGACGGCGCTCGGGTGATGAATAAGGCCGAGTTTTACGACGGTAAGCCCGCCAATCTGAAGAAGATCGAACGCCAGCGGCTGTGGCGTTATGTGATCACGGACCATACGAGCGGCACGTTGTATGTGGAGTATGTGCTGGGGGCGGAGTCGGCCGAGAATCTGTGCAGTGTGTTGATTAATGCGATGCAGAAGCGCTGTGAGTCCGACCCTTTTCATGGGGTGCCTTGGGTGTTGATGACGGACCCTGGGGCGGCGATGACGAGTGGCATTTTCCGTAACCTTTGCCGCGTGCTGTCGATAGATTTGATGATTAATCGGGTCGGTAATGCGCGGGCCAAGGGACAGGTCGAGCAGGCGCATAACCTTGTTGAGCGGGAGTTTGAAAGCGCTCTGAAGTTTCAGGCGGCGAACAGTCTGGCGCAGATCAATGCGTGGGCCGGTCAGTGGATGCGGTATTTCAATGCGACGTCGATTCATACCCGCACGCGGCGTACCCGGTATGGCGTTTGGCAGTTGATTAAGCAGGAGCAGTTGCGACTGGCACCCAGTGTTGAGGTGTGTCGTGAGCTGGCGGTGAGTACGCCGGAAAACCGCAAGGTGAGCAATCTGCTGCGGGTTTCGTTCCGGGGCTCGCAGTTTGATGTGAGCTCGGTGCCGGGGGTGATGGTGGGTGAACAGCTGCTGATCACTCGCAATTGTTGGCGGGATAAGGATTCAGCGATTGCGGTGCTGGTGGGCGATGACGGGCGTGAGCGGTATCACGTGATTGAGCGCGTTGGGGTGGATGCGTTTGGGTTTGCCGAGACGGCCGCGATGATCGGCGAGCAGTATAAACGCCACACTGAAACGCCGGCCCAGGTGTCGCGCAAGGTGCTGGAACAAATTGCGACCGGAACGACGAATCAGGCCGATGCGCAGGCGGCCCGCAAGGCGAAGGCCGTGCCGTTCGGTGGGCTGATTGATCCACATAAACATGTCAATGACACGGTGCTGCCGGCTTTTCTGCCTCGGCGTGGCACTGCCCTGAATGTTAATGCGCCTTCTGTTGAGTGTGTGCCTCTGAGTCATGTTGAGGCTGCGAAGTTGTTGCGCCCGCGCCTTGGCCATCTTTGGACGGCGGAGACGTTTGGCTGGTTGCAGCGACGTTTCCCGGAGGGTGTTCTTGAAGAGCAGCTGGAGGCCATTGAGGCTGAGCTGAGTCGACCCATTGAGGTCCTGCGTAAACCGTTCAGCCTGGTACGGGCAGCGGTTGGAGATGAGTGATGTTGAAGCTGAAGAAGGTTTTGCAGGCGGTGGGTCAGTCTCAATCGGCGCTGGCCAGGTCGCTTCGCTTGAGTGGTGCAACGGTTGCGCAGTTGGTGAATCACGGGCTCTGGCCGCGCAGTTTGGACAGTGACGAGTTACAGGGACGTATTCGGGTTTTTTTGATTGAGTCAGGGGCCAATGACGCCGCTGTCGCCGATGCGTTTGATGATGTGGACCCGCCGTGCGCTAACACGGCAGGTCCGGCCCTTTTGAAAGAGCCGTCCGGGGAGGACGAACTGATGTTACTGCCAAAGCAGACGTTACAGCCAATGACTCGTAAAGCTTTTGGCTTGTTTCGAGAGCCGTTTGATGAGTTGCAGTGTGCTCAGGATATGTGGGTGAGCCCGGATATTCGGTATGTGCGTGAGGTGATGTATCAGACAGCGCGCCATGGTGGGTTTCTGGCGGTTGAGGGGGAATCGGGGGCTGGCAAGAGTACGCTTCGCCGGGATTTGGTGAACCGTCTTGCGGAGAACAATGAGCCGGTGATTGTCATGGAGCCTTATGTGTTGGCGTCGGAGGATAACGACGCCAAGGGTAAGTCGCTGAAGAGTACGCATATCGCTGAGTCGATGATGGCTGCGGTAGCGCCGTTGGCTAAGCCTAAGAGCAGTCCTGAGGCACGGTTCGCTCAGTTGCATAAGGCGTTGAAGGAGTCGCATGCCGCGGGGTATCGCCATTGTCTGGTGATTGAGGAGGCGCACAGTTTGCCGATTCCGACGCTCAAGCATCTGAAGCGGATTTTGGAGCTGGAGATCGGGTTCACCAAGTTGGTCAGCATCATCATGATCGGCCAGCCCGAGCTGGGGGTGAAGTTGAGTGAGCGTAATGCGGATGTGCGTGAGGTGGTGCAGCGGTGTGAGCGGGTGACGCTGACACCGATCGAGAACTCGAAGCTGGTGGAGTTTTTGACGTTCCGCTTTGATCGCGCGGGCAAGGCGTTGGGAGATGTGATGGATGAAGGTGCCATTCAGGCGATTGCGGCGCGGTTATCTCAGCCGCAACGTCATGGGGGGCGGGATGTGACTGTTTCGCTGCTTTATCCGCTGGCGATCGGCAATCTGGTGATCGCGGCGATGAATTTGGCAGTTCAACTGGGGGTGCCGAAGGTTACCGCTGATGTGGTGCGGGGGGTGTGATATGGATGCTTTGAATCTGGTAAATGCGCCGCTGGTTGCGCATTCCACGCCATCCGGACACTCAGCCCACCAACATCCGGACACTCGTTCCACGCTCATT